CCAGTCATTACTACTGGCAACAAACCACTTGTTCTTCGCGTCTGCTGTATTCTGAGATTTCAGTTCAACCTTAATGTAAGTACCTAGGCTAACTGCAATTATCTTTGAAAAAATAATTGTTACTGTAGCTGATCCATTCCAAATTCTTGGATATAGGCTATGTCGTTTTTGTTTGCATAACTTGTTCAAAAGCTCTTTGTCCAGCTTCAAATGCTTGTGCTTCAACCTGCAACGGATCAGGAAACCATGGATGCGGCGGAATGCGATGGCTACCCTCTGTTGGACCTGACTGGCTGTGAGTATTGCTGGTTGCCGATCTTTTTCTTCGCCCCTTGCTCCAGATCCAGCCCTTCTGCAGGAAAAAACCGTAGAAACCTTTCCTTTTATCGGGGCCGATCAGAAGTCGGCGGCGGGATTGTCCAGATAGAACTTTTCTGTCCTGGCTTTCGAATATCCGGACCGAGGATGCCAGCTGTCCGGTCTCACGGGGAGCCGCGGTTTCAACGGCTGCTTTTATGACCTGCGCCGCGGCATCCTCAGCCGCCTTTATGGCCTCGTCTTGAACGATCTTCGAGAATTGCTCCACGTTTCGCATCAGATCCTCGAATCCCTTCATTTCAATTCCGGCCATTCTTTCCTCCCAGCTGTTGTATAGCGCTGATTGCTTTCATGGTTCTCAGCTGGTTCTGCCAGTCCGATCCGCTGCTGTTTGGCTGGGATTGCGTCCGTGAATTGGAAAGAGAGTTCAGGATTATTATCCATTCCTGGTATTCGCGAAATGACATGCTCCGCTCCATCTCCCCCACGCTGCGCCAGCCCAGCCGCAATGCAACTAGGAACTTGCTTCTTCGGCCTGGCTCAGCAAGTTTTTTTCCAGTTCCCGCCGCGATTCCTCTGTCAGTCCGCTGTACCGGATGATGGCGTCCTGTAGCGACATGATCGCGCTCGCATCCGACTGGAGCAACTGGTCCAGGTCGCCGTCGTCGAACAAAGCCGCTCCGTCGGCATCGGTTACGGACCACTTGATCACCTGCAGGGTAATGTTTTTGATGCGCGCGGCTGTGTTGGCTTTCTCGAACTTAGTACCGAGCTCCGCCAGTTTGGTTTGTTCGGCCACCGTCAGCGGCCGGATGTAGACGAAACCGCCCCACTGAGGCAACTGGACCTCCTGCAGAAGCGGCTTGCGGTTGAGTATCTGGGTTTTTGTTAGTGCGTTCTTATCGTTCATTTCTGTTAGCTCCAGGTCACCGGTCCGGTGATGCGAAGTGTTACGTTAAGTTCAAGTGCGTTAGCGACAGGGGCGGTCGGCTGAAGATTTGCGACATAGGCGGCGAACGAAGCCTTCGTCGCTCCGGGATCCGGAAACAGAAGCTCGAAATTGCGCAGCGTTCCGTCCTCGTAATCCTTGAGAAGTCCGGTTGTCGAAAATCCCTGTGTCTCGTCGTCCGGCAGGAAATTGCATTTAAAAGTGACGTCGCCCGAGTTCTTGAATGTTGGTTTGTATTCCCGATAGCCGCCGGCGGATTGCTGGTGCGTGAATTCAGCAAACTCCCGAGTGAGGCCCGGCCCTGTGATGTCCTTAACTTCAGCGATGGCGGCAAACACCTCAGGTGTCGCCCCGTCGCCGATTTTTAGAAGCGTTCCTAATCCAATTACGCCTTCAGTCATGATGTTTTCCTTTCAGTGGTTTCAGTTTGGAATCCGGAGGATCGCGAATTTGATCGACCCCGGGCCCGCGACATCGAGATGCGCCGTGCCGTCGCTTTGCCTCCATCCCGCGGTCTTGCCGACCCAGAACGCTGCAAACTCTCCCGCAGACAAGCTGTAGGTTGTTATGTCCTTCGTACGTCCATATGGATCGGGAGCAGATGCGATCGTGACAGTCGCCGCGTCCGTGACGTGGTCGTTGCGCATTAAAATTAGTTCGCGTCCGCTGCAGACAAAAGAATTGCCGTTAGCTTGATCTGCAGCGACGAAAGAGAAGTCGAGGCCGTTTGCGGAAACCGCGTCGTAGGGACCCTTTGGTGTTAAAACGGTCAGAGCCGTTCGAGCCATTGTCAAACCTCCTGATAGTGAATTGTGAAACGCATCGAGACGCAGAAAGCCCCGGTGTCGGAGTCTCGCTCTCTGCTCATGTTATCCAGAAATGCCCCTGTGATCGGGATATCCTTGAATGCTCCTCTATAGCCATCCAGTGCGGGCCGCAGTTCGCGCGCGACCGTCATGACTTCGCGTCTCGTCTCTGCCCAGATGTTTATCTGGTAGATCGCCGCGCGCATTCCCGACGGTCCCTGAAGCGTCTGCTGCGAAGAGTCGTCCTCAAGCGTGTAAGCAATAGCGGGCAGCTGCTCGCTTTGCGGAAAGTAGTCGGGATAAATTCGTTTTGCTACGAGCGCAGCAATGCCAGGACAACCAAGCAGGTAGTCGACTAAAGCTTCGTCGAAATCAGTCAATGCTTTCCTTGCACATCAGCTGCAGCTCGCGGTTTTGTTCGTTGATATTGATGACCGAGAGGATGTTAAAGATTCTTGAACTGTAATTCACATGCATTTTCGGAGTGACGCCGGACAGATATCTAAGCCTGATCCGGTGTGTTACGTCCGCCTGAGTGGATTGTGCGGCAATATACTCACGTCCTGAGAGAGGTTCTATCGAAGCCCATGCTGTTGCATAAATCGACCATGTTTCAATTACAGAACCATCGGCATCCTGAGTTTCGGTTGCCTGCTCGATGATGATCCGATGCCGGAGTCTTCCGATTTTCACAGGGCACAAACCCGATCCGGCCACAAAAGACTCTCGATTGCTTCGTTGATGTTTTTGTCGATCCCTTCATCGCCGCCGCGATGTTCGTAAAGATCAGCAATCTTCAGCAAAATAGCCTGTTTGATCTCTTGCGGCACATCGGCGGTTGTTCCATATCCAGCCTTGAAGCGGATTTGAACTGAATTGATCTCCGGGTATGTTGATGGCCAGGATTTCCCATAGGCACAGCGGATCAATCCGGGCTCGCTGAATGCATCCACGACATACTCGGACAAGTCGAGAGTCTGAAGGACGTCTGCGCTGTCTCTGTATTTAATGAATGTAATTTCCTGGAGTGGCGGAAAAGGAACCTTGATACATCCACAAGGAAAGTTATTCCGATAGAGATCAAGGGTCTGAGATATATAAACTCGCCCCTGGAATGCTTCGCAGTACCGCCGGGCGGCCGTTATCAAACCCGTGAGATATTCGTCTTCGCCGCTCTCAAGACGCAAATGAGCCCTGACTTCCTGCAGCGTCACTGGTTCCTCAGCAGGAGGCGTGATGAGTTTTGGTTCCATAAATTGAATTCCATGATGCAGGCCGGCGCCGCGAACAGAACCGGCCTGCTTTCATCAACAGGCTATGCTTCAGACGGTGAAATGCCGAGAAGCGCTGCGGCAGCAAGCGTTGTCGCATCATGAATGGTCGGCCTCTTGCGCGCGCCATATTGAATGGCGATAGTTCCGCCATAGATGGAATTGGCCGCGGCGCGAGTGAGAGTCGTGCGCACATAACGGTCAAACGGACGGTAGACATCCAGCACGAAAAACTTATCGCTGCCTCCGGCCGCTCCCGTCACAGCAGCCCCGGCAAGGTCGTTGAAATTGACGTTGTCTGCGGACTGGGAGGCTTTCAAGGCTGCCGTGCCGGAACCAGTGACCGTTCCCACGATCCCAACAAACATCACTCCTTCAAAGCCCTGCATGTCAACAGCGGCGCTGTCGGGATCCGTCTGGCCGTCGGCGAGCGGAGCCTGCACCAGTGTTACTTTTACGTTTTTGCTGAGGTTCATTTGTATTCTCCTTTCCTATGCCAGCTTGGATCTGACGAACGCTTCCTCAAGGACGGGCATTCCGTCGCTCTCGGATCTGATTATGTATCCCGTCTGATTGGATTCGGCGTAGAGCTGGTCGAGCACCTGGATTGCAGCGTCGAGCGCATCCACGATCCAGTAGAACGAAAAGTCGCCGAGCAGCCCAACGTACAGGCCGGTCGTGAACGTGCAGGGAACATACTCGGAATTGATGACGCCGATGCCGAGAATGGTGTCGGGCTGACCCTGAGTGAGTCCCGGCTGCCAGAGATATTGCTTGTTATTATCCTGGAGCTTGCGGATCATCTTCAGCGCAAGGCGATGGAAAAGCCATTTTGTGCCAGGACGTCCGAGATACTGGCCCTTGAGCGAATAGACCATCTCGAACAGATTATCCGCGCCGATGGCGGTGGCCGTG